CCACCACGCTCTAAACGAATCTTCGTCGCTCATGAGATCCGTGCCTGCTAGCATATATTGGGAGGGACCTGCAATGATTTTGTTAGATGATCCAATACCAGGACAACCTACAACTCTAAAATTAGTTTGTGGGTGGAATACCTCGTAAATTGAACCAAGTTTTGGTTCAGTGAAATGAAAGTTATTAACGTTCCTAATTGCGGTAAGGTAGCATTTGAATTGACTCAACGACATATAGATAACAACGTCATCACGCTGGAAAATATTTCTATCAAGACCGTTGATAATATTATCAACTTGTGTAAGCACGTTGTATGCTTGTTGTTGAGTTGATGAACCAGTCACGGAACAAAGTGCAGTTTGACCAGTAAGAACATTGAATCCAGTTCCAGAGTTTGCATTAGCAAATAATTCAAGGAAACCAGAATATGTGCTTGAACCAGAAGTTGCTTGCCATAATTGATCTTCGTTGAAACGCTTAATTTGTTTAGTTTGCAAATCTGTGATTGCTGCTTCGAATGGAGCTGTTTCATTATAAGATCCTGCATTTAAAAACTGCCCGAGCCAGAGTGTATTTAATTGTTCCAGGCAAAGGGATTGATTCACCTTATATGCCTGAACTGTCAATGGAGCCACAGTAAATTCTGTTGTTCCAGAGTTTGTGAAACCACAGTTGGTTCCAGTTTGAACTTGCAAAGTTTCTGAAAGTAGATTGACATTTTGTGTGCCTTTAATTCCCGGAATGACATTCAAATATTTCATACTGATTGGTTCAAGAACCGCCTCAGATATAATATCAGTTGACAATTGGTCTACGTATGAGCTCAAACCTGCAAGGTCGTAAGAAAAGTTCAATTTTTTTAAAGAATTTTTCATTTGAGTTTGTTTTTTTTCTAATTTATTTTTGAGATAGTATTTCTACTAATCTTCTGTATCCATCTAATTTTGAAGATGATGGAATCTCTTCATTTATAGTTTTTTGGGTATAAACTTTTTCTCCAGCCGGTTCTTTTGAAAACTTATTAAATTTTGTTTCAAGAGTTGAAAATCTTGATTCCATTTTGTCTAATTTATTTTCAAATTTTTCAAGTGCCTTTTTGAAAAGTTCTGCAATTTCTGTCATTTTTTCGTCTTCCATTTCTTGTTCTGGTTTTTCTTCAACGTTTTCACGTTCAACAATTTTTCCATCTTTTGAAATAACACGAATTTTAACATCATTGCCTTCAGAATCTTTCAATACCACTTGGTGTTCTCCATCAGGTGCCGGAGTTTTTTTGCCATCCTGATCTACAACATCAATTGATTCGCCAACGTCAAAAGTAGGTGATTCCACTTTTGCACCATCAGCCGTTTTTGCTTCAACGAATTTACCTGTCTTTCTGGCCTCATAGTCTTTGGTATCTTGATAACCTTTAATTGCGCCACCAACAATTGAAATTACTTTTCCACCTGTTGTTTCATATTCTCCATCAGAGATTGCAGATAATGTGCCATCATAACTTACTTTTTTTACAAGTAAGCCTACACTTGGTTCATCTCCACCAATACGAATTATTTCGCCATTTTTTAGTTTAACATCGCCAAATTCTAATTCAACCTGAGACATGTTTTCATCTGCAATTGCTTCCTCTTCATCTTTGACTTCCTTGATCTCGTCTTTGGTTTTCATTTCACCCATTTTGATTTTGCTTATTTTGCCGTCTGCGACTTCAATTTCAGCACCATCATCAAGTTTGTGAACACCATCTGGAGCAGGAATCATTCCTTCATCGGTTGCAACATAAATCGGAGCACCTAGTTCAAGTTCACCTTCCATTTTGAGTTGAACACCTTGTTCAGTTTTCGCCTCATAAAATTTTTGTGGTTCCAAACTAAGTAATCTTTTGATTTTTTCGATTGCTTGTTTACTAGTCATCTTTAATTGATTTTAGTATTTTCGTTATTTGGTTTATTTGTTTGTCTTCTTTTGAGAAAACTGATTTTTCTGCGAATAATCCTTCAACAGAAAATCCATTGAGAGTTTTTGATTTTATAAGTTTCCAGACTTTATCATCATTGACTTTCATGCTTACAAACCAAGTCCCTTCAGGAAGTGAAAAACCGTATTTATGTGATTTGTCATAAATTGGATCTTCACTTATCCAAGACTCAGATATAAATACTTTATCTTTTCCTAATTTAATTCCGTTATGTTCTATGGACGTGTCATCAGTGCGTTGTTCTTTCAGAAACTTTTTTGCCATTTTTGCAATACTTTCTTTTGAAAAATAAACATAATATAAATTTCCAAGTTCGTCATAACGGTGAATCATTCTATTTGGCACCATTGCTGCACCGATCAAGATTTTTTTATCTTCATCATAAGCAAATGTCATTTTTTGGTTTTTGATTGTTTCCAATTTGTTTGATGCCCATTCAATTCCTGTAGTTCCACCCCAACCTAACCATGCAACATATCCTCTATCTTTCCATGGTGTATCTTTAAACTCAGGAGAAACTTCTGAATTTGTTTTATGTCTTTGAAAACCACTCATTCTTGAAATTGTTTCTTCTGAAATGTTTTCACCTTTACATAATTGGTTTGCACGGATCCAACCTACTTGTGTCATTCCTTTTACTTCATCACCATGTTCATCTCTCCATCTTAATGCTTTGCACGCATTATTTTTTGCACTTTCAGGGTAATCATTATAAGTTTTAAATTCTTGTTTTTCCATTTCCATGGCTTGTTCAACTGGAACACAATTTGGAACCATCTTGCCATCTTTTTCTTTAAGACCTATTGCTTCCCAACCTTCCCAACATGCATCTTCTAAACCTTCAAAATTTTCACTTGAAAATGGTTCTCTATTTAATGCTGGAACAAATTGTGATCCATCTCTTGGATCTCTATCTTTTCTAACTTGTGATGGACTTGCTTTTCTTCCAGTGCCTGGTCCGTTGGGTCCTGTGTATCTTCCTGTTTCTCCAACAGAAATTGTTCCTTTGTTTCTTGTGTCTGCCCCAATAACAACTTCTTGATCTATTACTCCTTTTCTAGATGAGCCAGAATTTCTAATATCACCTTGTTTTTTGTAAATTAGTCTTACCCAAGCATGTTTACAATTAAATGATCCACGATATAAAAATATATTATAGTTGCCAAACTCAGGGTTTGATAATCTTTCAATGTCTTCAATTGAATAAACTTTATTCCTTGAAATCATTTGTCTACAAAATGCCCTAGAATTTGAAGAAATTGGTCCTACATACTTATATCTTACTCTAATATTTTCTGTGTCCAATTGAGATTCTGCATTGGGATTTGAAAATTTCTGACTTTGCATTGTATGAACAACAGTAGGAGTAATTCTTTCAACTTTTACTATATCCCAACCATCATTTATTAGATCTTCATAATCTTCTCCTTTTTCAAACAAATCTTGATTATGATCACAAAAATCATCAGCAATAACTTGATAAGGATTCAATTCTTCAACTTCAAAATTTTGGCCACAACTACAACCTTGAGATTTAAATGCATGCCAATCTTCTTCATGTGCAGGTTTTGATACAAGTGAAATTGCTTCAATTCCACCTTGATCTAACTCATCATCAATAAATAATTCAATTATCTTGGTAGTTCCCATTAAAATAAAATATAGATAAACTTATTTTTTACCATTTCTCAATATAAATATCAAAAATATTATTCAATTGAATGAATTATATTAGAGATCTGCTTTTTATAATTCTATCAAATTGTTGTTGATTGGAAATATCAGCCGACGTCACGTAAGTTCTTATTGGTTGTGCACTCAATGTGTCAGTGATTGCTGTCGCAAGAACATCAACTGAATCTGTTGCAGGTTTTTTATCTTTTGTAATATTGACCATACCACCAGCAGCAAATTGTGGTTGAGTTCCAAAATCATTTATTGCTGATAATAATGGTTGAAATAATCTGGTAGATCTTGCATTAACAACAAATTCTCCATCACTAAGTAATGCTGCAATTGAATCACTTGTTTCTGTTCCTGGTCCTTGAACAAGTCCGCCACGTTGGAATCTTCTTGCATTTACATTTATTGGTGGTGGAGGTGGTGGAGTAGGTGGATTTGTTCCTGATGGTGCAGATGTAATACCACTAGTATCTCCTGCTTGTTTTGCAAGTTTTGTTGCATCTAACACTGCTTTTATGATCCCAACTGCTTGCGCCGCATATAAAATCAATAATGGAATATTTTGTGGAAAACCAACTTTTGCAGTTTGTGCAGTTCCTTCTGCCACAGCAACTTTTGATCTTGCAATCGCGGCAGTTGAAAATGATATTGTTCTTTTTGCTTCTAAAAATAATTCACGAGCAAGGATAATTTGTTTTGCAATTAGTGCAGCACGGCCAACAGCAGTTTCATTATTTGTTAAACTTATTATTGCTTCAGTCGCCTTTAATTGACTTGCAACTCTTTGTTGTCTGATTTGTTCTTCTTGTTGAAATTGTTGGACATTAAGTTGCTTGATCTTATCATTTGTCTCACGAACAATCTTTACTTTTTCTTCTCCTTGATATTTTTCATCATTTAATACTTGTTCAAGATATTTTCTATAAACTTGTATTTGTGCGTCAAATCCTCCTTGGGCATTTTGTAATTCAATTGCAAGATCATCTAATCTTTTCTTTTTTCTTGTTTCTTCATCTGCATTGATTGCATCTTTTAATTGCTTTGCATATTTTTCTCTGATAACTTGTTTTTGTGCCTCTGATAATTCAAGATCTGCAAGTTCTTGATTCATCTTTTCATCAAGTAATTCTTTTAACTTGGTTTGTTTTGTATCAGTTGAATCAACTTCAAGTTGGATCAGGGCATCAAGTTCTTTACTTCTTTTTTCTAATTTCTTCTTTTCGTCTTCTTGTCTTTTTGTTTCATCTTCTTTGAGTGCATCAGTTAGTCTTTTGGCATATTCTTTGCGTATTACTTCTTTTTGAGCCTCAGTTAAATTTGCATTTTGTAATTCAAGAGCAAGTCTTTGATCAAGAAGGGTTTTTAATTCTTTTTGTGATGTATTTTCTTTATCAGTTTCCAATTTGATCTTGGCATCAAGATCTGCTTTTTGTTTTTCTAATTCTTTTTGTCTTTGTTCTTCTCTTTTCTTTGCCGCATCACTTGCATTTTTAT